GACTGAACTTAAGAGCTGAAGGAGTAGCTGCAGGAAAATAATGCAGATTCCTGAGCTTATCAGCAGTAGGATTACCAAACTTCATATCACAAGCTGAAACAGAAACAATGATCTGAATAGGAGAGTCAACAGAAGGAGAGACAAGGCTATTAACCACATTCACTTCAAGGACACCATTCACACGATCAACAGAATCAGTAGTAAGACGACTAGTACCATAATACGAATTAGCAATAGCAGTAGACATCTGCCCATTACTCAGGAAAGGACGAGACTGACCCCAGCCAATCTCAATCTCAAAATCATCCTCCTCAGCAAGATCAACGACACGAGAATAATTAGTATTATAATTCACTTCAGAACCAAAGGAACGAGGATCATAACGCACAATGATACGACCCTTATGAAACTGACTCTTAACAACCTGAAAACGAAACTTCAGAGTACCATGCCAATCTCCAAAATACTGAGATATAGCTGCCATAGGAGTCATATGAAGCTCATTCCCCTGAGCACGAGCCAGATTAGGAGTAACATAAGAATTCCACAATAGCTTATCAACTGCATCAGTAGGACTCATAGAAAACGAAGTCAGATAAGATTCACGAGCACAAATATCAGCAATGCCCATCTGATCAGACCCATCAAGGCCCACAGTACGAGAGTCAATAGTCAATTCCTGCTTAGAATCAAGAGTCAAACGATTCACAGCATCTGATGCATCCACATTAGCCAAATTACCAGTAGGACTAGGCTTCTGAAGTACAATATCAGAAATAACAGCAGGACGAGAATATCCAAACAAAGCTGCAATCTGACCAACCTTAGTAGCAACCATCTCAGTAGCACGAGCATAAGGAGCAATCATAGGAATAGTCTCCAGCATACCTGCTGCCTTAGCAATAGCAGAAGCAGGAGCTGAGATGATACCCTTACCATACTCATCTCCACTATTCATAGTAGTAGACTTCCCAGTCTTCTTCTTAGAATTCTTCTTACCTCCAGCCTGAGGCACAAAAGCAGTCAAGCTAGTAGGCATAGTAAGAGAAACATTCTCCATCCAGGCCCAAACCTGAATAGTAACAGGATCATCTCCGCCATTAGCATGACGCAAAGCATCAAACGACTTAACAGTCAAGAGCCCCAGCTCTGACTGCTGCCCCTTAGACAACGAAATATAATTATTAGGATAGAAGAAAGGAAGAGACATCTCACCACCTTCATTCTTAGAAGGATTCAAGTAGATATGAGGCTTCTGACTAGCTCCAACAAGATCAACATCCAGAAAATTCCTCTGAATAGTCAGATCATCAAATTCAGCATAAGGATTATACGAGACAAGAGAACGCCCATAATGAAATCCAGTACCTGAAATGAGACACTTAACATGCAGAGTACCACGAAGGAGCTCATAATTAGCAATCTTAGATCTGACAAAAGAGTCCTGAAGGAAAACTTCCCAAGGATTCAAGTCAAAGAATAAAGGCTGCCCCACTAACCAAGACTGAGTAGTAAGCTTCACAGGACGCTCAAGAAAAGCACCCAGATCACTCCCAACCTTAGTAGCAGTATCCATAGTATCATCATAGCCTGCCTTCACATCAGTCATCCAACCAGCAGACTGATCATTAAATCCAACGACCTGCTCCTGCTGAATATCTGAGGCAACGCCAATATCAACACCAACCTCACCAGACTGAGGAGTAAATAAATGAACCTTAGAATGAGGCATATCCTCAGGCTCCTCCACAATCATGCCTAACAAATTATCACTAGGATAATGATAATTCCCACGACGACGAATATGCTTCTTAGGCATACTCTTCTCTGCACTTAGATCAGCAGAACTATCCCTTCCCTTAAAAGCTAGGAGGTGCTTCTTATTAATAGTAGTAGCAAGCAATTAATTAAATCCATAAGAGGCTCAGTGCTCAACTGAGGTCCTCCCAGAGACGATTCTCTAGGATTTTGTGCGAACGAATACCCGACTAAACGTAAGTAACGGCACAGGCCGGGGCTAAATAACCCCCCACATCCTTTCGGATGGAACCATTCTATCCAAACCAGGGCTTCCATAATAGAGAAAGGCCAAGAAAAAAGGAATCTTATAACCCATTATAGGAAAAGATAGAACCAAAAAGTGAACACTTTATAGACATATTCAGGTCTAAGCTGACTAACGAACTAGTCATACTTCTGCCTCCAAGCAGATAGACGATCATTATAATCATCAGAAAGAGTAAGAGGAAATACACCAGACATATCAGCAACAAGCTTCATCTGAGCACGCCTCTCCTCAAAAACATCTCTTCCATGAAAGAACCATTCCCTCAGAGCTCCATCAATATTCTGAGCAGAAACTTCCAAAGGACTCAAATCAGCAGACTTAAGTCCAGAATGCAGAGACTTAAAAATAGACATCTCATCCAACATACCAACAGTAGCATTCATCTCCTCATCAAAACGATTCTTACGCTTCAAGAAATCAGCATCATTATCATTCATGAAAGGAATAGGATCAGACTCCTTATCAGGCATAGTAAACTTCATATCATTATCAGCTAGAAAATTAGCAAAAGATACATGATTATGACGATTCAAACCTTCAATAGCTGATCCCTTAAGATCATCCCCATAAATAGCAATAGAATTACAATCTCTGAAACGCACAGGCCTGCCCAAAGAAGCAGCAAAGCCAGGCTTATCCTCCTCAATAGCCTTAGCATCATAAACATGAAAGAAGCCAAGACGATTCAAAAGAGAATTCACAATAGAATTAATATAGACAGTCATATTCTGCCCAGAAGGATTAGTCCCCAAAAATCTCAACAAAGTACCATTAAAGGCAACAAGAGGACTAGTCACTTCAAAAGAAATAGACTCCATCACAGTAATATCCTTAGCAGAGTAATTCCCACTCCACTTAGCAATACGAATCATAACACTGAAAGCAGCCTGAGTCAACTGAGCAGGCATACGCAAATCATACTTAGAATAATCTCCAGCAACGATACGATCCTTACCAAACTTATTCATATGATTAGCAAGCTCATCCCACTCACGACCACTAGCATTAATGCCAACTGCACACTCAGCAACTAGAGGATTCATAGACAAAAATCTAGCAACAGGCAAAAAGTATCTACGCACTGCCAGCTGCAAGATAATAGGAGCTGCCTGAAAGACTCTCACCTTCTCCTTAGTAAGAAGAGTAGGCTCATCCTTCAATGCAGATCCAAAGATACAATTCCTGCACTTACGATCAGCCCACAATTCAAGAGCTTCACGATATTCCTCCATAATAGAATCCTTAAAGATCTTAGGCTCAGAAATATTATCATAATCATCAGGATTCAAATAGACCAAATGAGGAGCCTTAGATCCACCAACAGGAAATCCAATAGAAGTACTGACCTTCATAGCATCAACGAACTTCCATCCATCAACACCTGAAACAGTCTCAACCTCAGTCAAAGGACGCATCTGCTCCTTCCACATCTCCTTCTGATCATCAAAGCAATCCTTAAGATCAAGCAAGTAATCATCACATGCAAGATCAACATCAGAGGCAGGAAAACCAATACTAGGCTTACAACAATTAGCCAAAGAAGTAGACCAAGGCTGATAAGTCTCATTAATCACGACTCCATCAGCACGAGTCCGAGGAGTAGTAAACTTAGGAGCACCCCACAAATTCTTCATAGCAGTAACAGCAGTCACAGCTTCAGAAATAGGCAACTCCATAACCTTAGAAGTCATCTTAGATCTTCCAGACACTTCACCATACGCTACAACAGCTGAATCATCAGGAATCCAATTAACAGGAGACTTAAAATGAACGCCTCCACTGACATCATACTTCTTACCTAAAATAGTATCAGGCAATTCAGTAGATTCAGGACCCAACATATACGCAGGACTAAGCTGCATTAACTTAGCAATCCCAACCAACAACTCAGGACGAGTCAATGATCCAGCACATCCATCAACACGACCAGTCTGACCTCCTAAATGAAAACCCAAAATATGATGCTGAGCACCTTCAGAGACAATCAAAGACATGCACTGACCACCAAAAGTAGCCTGAGACATGCTATAATAAGATCCCTTAAAAGTATAGAGCCCATTACTCACATTAGCATTAGGATTCCAAAAGAAACGATCATTATGCATTACTCCAGCTTCATCAACATAGAAACTAGTACAAGGAACGCCCTTAGGAGAGACAGTAGGAGCAAGAAATGAAGTCATATTCTTACAACTCCCACTATTAGCCACATACACTAAAGCCAAATCAGTACCCTCCATACGATGAATCCTAGTAGGATCCATGATAAAGGAAATGACCTGACCCTTATGCATAATAGTAGCAGTAGTAGTAGCAGCAGGAACCATATGAAAAGGAATCATCAAGACATGAGTACGCACCATAAATGCATCACAGTACTTAATATTCCCATCCACTTCATAACTGAAATACCACAAGCTCTTACGAGCAGCTGATTCCCAATGAGACATATCATGAGGATATTCACCTCCAACCTTCACAATAGCCTCAGGAATCCATACATTAGCTTCACCATCACGCTGCTTAATCTCAGCAATACTCTTAGGCTTAAGAACTCCCTGAAAGGAAGTCATAGCCCTAAAAGCCTGAATAGTCTTAACGACTCCCCAGATAACAGAGAAACCAGCAATAGCTCCACAAACATACTTCATATGATTCTCACGAATCTGAACGAACATATCAGGCATAATATCACGACGCTTCTTAACCTCCTCATAGTAAGTCTCCTTAACATTCTCAACAATAGTAGCATAGTAAAACAGAAAACAGATAGCACAAATGACCACTGATAAACTAGCTAAAATAGAAGAAAAAGAATAGATAATACTACAAGTCACAAAAGCAACGATGCAATAATTAATGACAGCTGATCTGACACGAGCACGAAGAACATCCTCATTAAGCATCATAACCAAAGCCTTAACCCAAGGCATAACAATCCATGAATCAGGCACATAATTAGTCCAAGACGCAAAAGGAGAGGATTCAAACCAACGAAGAGCAGTAATGAGCTTCTTATTAGAAATATCCTCCACACGAGAAGCAATAAATCTAGACTGACGAGTAGCACTCATAGTCCACTTATCAGTATAGGACTTCATAGTATGAGCAAGAGAAATGCCAAACTGAGGCTCACAATCCTCCTCACAAGAACAAATCTGAGAAGGAATACGACAACGCTCACACCAAGGAAGCTTCTCAGCAAGTCCAGTCTGCTGCTTAACAAGAGCATCCTGCACCATAAAATGCTGCTTAGACTCCTTAATAGCAAACTCAAGGAACTGAAAAATAGAAACATCAGTCATGCCCTGCTTATTAATGAACTCAAAAGTAGGCGCTAAGCGCTTACCCTGACATCCAGTAGGCAAAATCTGAAGCTCCCTAACAGTAATATTCCAGAGATCCTGAATCTCATTAGAATCTCCATACTTCTCAAAAACTCTGACAGGATCAAGCATATGAGTAATATTCCCAAGCTCATCATACTTACAAAATTCAGGCTTAACCTTAATCTCAACATGACAATTAGCACGACGACCAATAGAAACAGGCTCATTAGACACCTGATGAGCAAGAAGATCCTCAACATTAGTAGTAATAGTAACAATAGCAGGCTCAATAGAGACCTTACCCTTATTAGCCAAATCAGCCATCACTGCATAACGCTTAATATTATTACAGATCTGAATAATCCAGTCAGAAGGGGCCAAATCAACATAATCCAACTTAGTATTACCATAATCATCAATCTTAATGCCAGTAACATAAGAACGCATATTAGACATATGCTTATCATCAGGATTCAGAGTAATAACATAGTCATCTCCTGCAGGAAAGCCATTAGACTTCAAAAGAGTAGCCATACAAACATCAGTAAATGATGACTTACCACAGGAAGATTCACTGAAAACCTTCAAAGTCCAAGGATTCATACGCAAACCTCCTCTAACACGAGAAGATTCAAACTCAGTAAGAATCTTAGACATATCACGCCAACGATCACACAAGATCTTCTTCTCAGCACCAACAGAGGCCTGCTTATAAAGAG